GACTATAACGCAACGCTTATTTGCCCTAAGAATGCCTTTGAAATTGTCGAGGGTACGCTTATATGGCATAAGTCGGAAATCGCCTTTAAAGACGAAAATAAGACTATTGTTGAGCCAACAAGCGCAGACTATACCGTGATAAAGGTATCGGAAAGCATTAACTACACAAAGTACATTCTGAAAGCATTAACAAAGTAGGTGCTACATGGCAAAGAAAACCTTAAAATGCGACATACTGTCGGTTTCGTCAATCAGAAAACTTCAAGAGGATTTACAGAAATACTCGGACAGTTTGACATACAAAGCTCAATTACTAGCTGAGACATTGGCTGAGCGTGGTGTTGAGATTGCAAGAGTACAGATAGCAGACCTTGACGCTATATTCACAGGAGAATTAATTCAGAGTTTGCACAGTGAATACGTTGGCAGCAAAAAATGTGGTGCGATATTTGCAGTTGTAGCAGACAGTGAACACGCTTGCTTTGTGGAATTTGGTACAGGGCAGAGAGGTATCGATGTTCCATATCCCTATAACTTACCAGATGGAGTGACATGGGAATACGCAAGTGGAAAAACCATTAAAAAGAATTCGGTAACAGGAAACTATTACTGGTTTTACCCCGGTGATGATGGAGTATGGCATTACACTGAGGGTATGCCGTCAAGACCATTCATGTACAATACGTCAATACAGCTCCAGAAAATAGTTGAGAAAGCAGCAAAAGAAATATTTGGAAAGTAGGTGTGATTAGGTGTGGACGAGTGCGATTAAGAGTAATGTGTACACAGCAATTAACACAAGGGTTCTTGCTAAATTTAAAAGCAAATATTCAAACATTAATTGCGGCACAGACCTAATAAGAAAAACAAAACCTAATTTCCCTTACGTACTTGTGCGGAAAATGCAAGGAACGGAAGAAGGAAAAACACTTGACAGTGGCGTAAATGCCATTCTTACTACTTTCCAGATAGAAGTATACAGCAATGTGAGTGAAAGCGTATGTGAGGAAATTTCCAATTACATTGCAGATATTATGACAGGAAACATGATGTTTGAAATGGTTGGAGAACCATTCGCAGATTATGAAAACACTGATGAATACAGATATGTTTCGAGGTATCGAAGAATTATCGGTGCTTCTGACATTATAAAATGGTAATTATTAACACGAAGAGGGAAACACCCTCTTCTTTTTTATGCAGAAAAGCGAGGTAATAAAATCATGGCAACAGCAGGTTTATCTTCACTTGGAATTACGCTGTGGGCGGCAGAGTCTACAGATGGAGCAAAGGTAACTACAGCAGCTAGCTATTCACAGCTGACAAGAATTAATGCTATTGGTGAATTAACACTTGACCCAGACAGCATTGACGCTTCGGCATTAGAGGACTATATCACGAAGTATGTTGCTGGCAGAAGTACAGTGAGTGATACATACACAATCACAATCAATCTGACAGACGAGACGGTAAAGGAATGGACGGCATTACTCGGCAAGAAGGTTTGCTTCTTAACAAAGGTTCCGGGACTTGCGGAGAATATTTTTGTAATTGCAACCGTACCTACGAAGCTTCCGGTTACGGCAATTGACCAGAACTCCCTTCTTACTGTAGACATTAACTGTACAACCAATGAATTCATTGGGTTGGATACCGCAGTGGCAGTGGGGGAATCATAGACCACTCGACAATTGACACAAAGGCTACAGCGAGTGGTGACGGAGATGTAGCCGAAACAGATTATCTGGAAACAGATAGCACAATTTAATCTTGATAGGTAGGGGCGGTAGAAATACCGTCCCTTTCCCTATACAAAAGCAAGATTGGGAAAGGAAAAATGGATATGAGAAAGTTTACAATTAATGGAGTTGAATACAAGGCAAAGGCAATAGATTTTAACATGGTTTGTGATTTTGAGGACATGGGTGTTCCTATGGATACAATCGCAAAGAAAAGCACAAATTTGGTACGTTGCTATTTCGCAATTTGTTCCGGTCTGAGCCTTGAAGAAGCTGGCAAGGAGATTGAGAAACATATTATTGCCGGCGGCACAATGAACGAGGTTTCCGAGGTAATTTCCAAAGAATTTGACGAGTCAGATTTTTTTCGGGCGCTCAGCCAGACAACGGAGGAGGAAATTGCAGAGAATCCGAAGAAAGCAAAGAAGTAAATTACAAAACAACCAGAGAAATGATTGAAAACGAATATCTCATAGAGGCATTATCGAGGGATATATCGGAGGAAGTATTCTGGAAACTTAACCCAAGAAAATTAAAGCTATATGTTAAGGCTTATGATAACAAATTGAAACGGATTGATAATTATGTATGGAATGCCGTTGGCACATACGTACAATCCGCTGTTTTTGTTGCAGTTGATAGAAATTTACGTGGAAGAAAATCAAAATCGGAATATGAAGAGAAAACGATTTACCAAATTGCGGAAGAAAAAGCAGAAGAAAACAGACCATTAACAGAAGAAGAAATACAGAGAAAAAGAGAAGAATTTGTAACCAAAATGTTAGCAATGAAAGCAAATTTTGACGCAAATCACAAGGAGGGCGGCGGTGAACAATAATTACTGCCGCCCTTATTTTTGTATTATGAGGTATTAACATGGCAACCATAGATAACCTTAATATTCAAATATCAGCGGAAGCAACCAAGGCTAGCAATTCCATTGATGTTTTGTGTGGAAAACTGAATACATTATCGAGTGCGTTGAGCCGGATCAATACGTCAAACCTTGGAACGCTTGCAAATGGAATAAATGCATTAGGAAGCGCAACGAAGAACCTTAGTTCCAGAAATGTGTCTACCATGGGTAAGATTGCTGATGGTATCAACAAATTGTCAAGCGCAAATGTATCGGCATTATCTGGGCTTGCGACACAATTAAGCCAATTTTCGTCCGGTTTTAACAATTTGACGTTTGATACGACAAATCTGTCTGCACTTGTTAGCCAGATTTCCAAACTCGGCTCCAAAACAGCATTAAATGCAACATCGAATCTTCCTGCATTGGCAACAAATTTAAGAAACTTTGTATGGCAGATTAACAATATCGGTGGGGTTTCGTTTAATGTTGCAAGCCTGACACAGCTGATAACAGCCTTGTCAGCACTCGGAACGCAGAAAGCCATAAATGCTACGAACAATCTTCCGGCATTAGCAACGAATCTGACATATTTTATTCGCTCTATGAACCAAATGGGGGCATTAACGTTTAATGCTTCAAGTCTGTCTGGTTTGGTTTCTTCCATATCAAGTCTTGGTACACAGACGGCGCTTAGGGCAACGGCAAATCTGCCACAGCTTGCGGCGAACTTATCTAGCTTTGTATACACAATGAATAGAATGGGTTCCATGACATTTAATTCTGCGAACCTGATTTCGATTATTACCGCAATCGGAAAGCTTGGTACAGCAAATATGCAACGTGTAATTGCAAATTTGCCACAATTGGCGGCAGGACTGTCGAATCTGATTACCACGCTGTCAAGAACACCGGCTGTCAGCGCCGGAACAACAAACCTTGTCAATGCGGTTGCTAATCTTTCAACGGCAATGGGACAAGGAAGTAGTTCTGCAAACAGCTTTGCCACTTCACTTAGCAGATATTCAAACAGTGCGTCAAAGGCAACTAAGCGTAGCAAAGGCTTGGCAAGTGCAATCGGAAAGATTTATGCAACATATTGGCTGCTATTCCGTGCATTTCAGAAAATCAGTGACGCAATGGACTATGCGTCACAGCTTACCGAAGTTCAGAATGTGGTTGATAATACATTCGGCATATATTCAGACGCATTGGAAGAAATGGCAAGCACGTCCATTGAAACAATGGGTATATCTGCTTTGTCTACAAAAAAGACAGCCAGTACATTCCAGGCAATGGGTAAAGCCATTGGTTTTGCACAAGACGATATGGCGGATATGTCTCTGCAATTAACCCAACTGTCTGCTGATATGGCTTCCTTCTATGATGTAGACCAATCAGACGTAGCCGAGGATTTGCAATCCATCTTTACAGGTACAACAAAGCCGCTGAGACAATACGGCTTGGATTTGACAGAGGCAACACTGAAAGAGTGGGCTTTAAAGAATGGCATGGACGCAGACATTAGCTCCATGTCACAGTTAGAGAAGGTTCAGCTGCGTTATCAATACGTTTTGGCGAACACATCAACAGCGCAAGGAGATTTTGCAAGAACATCAAATACGTGGGCGAACCAAGTAAGAATTTTAAAGCAGAATTTTATCGAATTAGCAAATGTAATTGGACGTACATTTATTGCTGCTTTAAAGCCACTTGTACGTGGTCTAAATACGGCGATCGGATATATCATTCAGTTTGCCGAGGTAGTATCGGATGCACTCGGACAGATTTTCGGGTGGGAATATGATTCTCCGTCCGGTGGGCTTGCAAGCGACTATGAGGACGCAGAATCAGCAGCTGACGGCTTGGCAGACAGCACAGGGACGGCAGCTGACAATGCCAAGAAATTAAAGCAGCAGTTACAAGGCTTTGA